TGTTTGGGAAGTAGACAACAATAAAGCTACTGTTCTTTGGGAGATTGGTCAGCAGGGCGGTGTTTCTGGAGACTGCTTTATTAAAGTAGCTTATGAAGAGGGTTACACAGACTCTGTAGGTGGTGTTCACCCAGGCCGCGTTCGCATTCTCCCACTTAACTCTTCTTTTGCTTTTCCAGAGTTCCACCCTCACGACCGTGAGCGCCTAATCAGATTTAAGCTTAAGTACCGTTTCTGGGGAACTTCTCTAGAAGGTACTCGTCAGGTATATACCTACACTGAAATTCTTACTGAAGACATGATTGAAGAGTACATCAACGATGAGATGATTGACTCTCGCCCAAACCCATTGGGTATTATCCCAGTTATTCACATCGCTAACGTTCGCGTATCAGGTTCACCTTGGGGCCTATCTGACTGTAACGAAATGATTAGCATTAACCGTGTCTATAACGAAACCGCTACAGACATCGCAGACATTATTAACTACCACTCTGCTCCTGTTACCGTAATCATTGGTGCTAAAGCTAGCCAGCTAGAAAAGGGCGCTAACAAGGTTTGGGGTGGTCTGCCAAAGGATGCTAAGGTAGAAAACCTTGAAGGTGGTGGCCAAGGTCTTCGCGGAGCTATGGACTTTATGGACCGCCTAAAGAAGGCTATGCACGAAATGACTGGTGTACCTGAGTCTGCTCTTGGCCAGGCTATGCCTGTTTCTAACACTTCAGGTGTTGCGCTTTCTATTATGTTCCAGCCTTTGATGAACCGTTATCACCAAAAGATTGTTCAGTATGCTCACGGTATTGAGCGTGTAAATGAGCTTGTTCTTCGCACTCTTGCTCTAAAAGAGCCAGAGACATTTACTCTTAATCTGGACGTAGAAACTACTCCAAAGCTTGAGCAGTTAGTGCAGCTAGACCCTAATGATCCAGAAACTTACAGAACTTATGCTCATTTCCCTCCACCGCTGCCGTTGGATAAGTTGATTGTCCTAAACGAAGTTCAGTCATTGCTGTCTCTTGGTCTGCAGTCTAAAGCAGGAGCTTTGCGTGACCTTGGAGAAGAATTCCCTGAGTCTAAGCTTCAAGAGATTCGTAAAGAGCTTATTGATGATGCAGTTGCTGACGGTGCTCTACGCCTTGTTCAGACTGAAGTTGACCAAGAAATTGCTTCTCTTACAGGTCAAATGATGTCGCCTGATGGAACTACTGCTGGTGGCGGTGCTACCCCAGGCGCGGCTGCTCCAGGCTCTATGGGACCTGGTCCAGGAGGTCCGGGCGGTCAAATGTCTATGGTTGACCCACAAACATTAGACAACCTTGCTATGGGTGAGTCTGAGCTTAGAAATAAGCTCGTTACAGAAGCTTACGGAACTAGATTACCTAGTAGACAAATTCCGCAAGATTATGAAAAATAATTTATATTTAGCAACAAAAACGCGGTAGAAAGCGTAAAACTTAATATTGACAACATAACGTGCGGCTATATGTGCTACGTGTCTTAGGACACATTCGGAAAACGCCCTATAAAAACTAAGGATATACATGAGTACAACAGATTCACAATCAAATGCAGAAGCCTTCCAGGCAGAAGCAGGAGTAGTTCCAACAGTAGCAACGCCTGACGCTGATGCGTCAATTGCTACATCAGTATCTTCAACTGATGCACCAGCTGCAAACACCAAGTTCTACACGGACGAGGATTTGTCTAAGGTACGCACCCAGGAAAAAGATAAGCTTTACCCACAGATTGATGCACTAAAGTCTGAACTTGCAGAGATTAAACGTCAACGCGAAGAAGAACTTGCAGCAAAACGTGCGGAAGAAGAAGCCAGAGTCGCTGAAGAGCGTACAAAGGCAGAAGCTGATATGGATGTTCGTGACCTTCTAAAGCAGAAGGAAAACGAATGGCAGGAGCAATTGGAGCGTGAGCGTCAAGAACGCGAACGCGCATTTGCTGAGTTGGACCGTGAAAGGCAATACTCAGAACTTACCAGCTACAGGCAGCAGTTGCTTGAAGCTGAGCGGGATAACATTATTCCCGAACTATTGGACCTTGTATCGGGTAACACCCCGGAAGAGGTTAGTGCGAGTATCGAAGGCTTGAAAGAGCGTTCAGCTCGTATCCTTGATTCGGCACAGGCAGCGATGCAGAATGCCCGCAAGGAAATGACGGGTAGTCGGGTAACCGCGCCACCCACCGGACCTTTGGATATCAATTCGGAACAACGTACGCTTACGGCTCAAGAAATTGCAGCCATGCCGATGAACGAATATGCACAATATCGTCAACGTCTATTGAGTGATAAAGCTCGTGGACGCGGACAGGGTTTGTTCGGGAACCCATAAAACTAATAACGTCAATTTAAACTAGGAGACCATAGAAAATGGCATCAGGTATTACGGGAACCGGCAATCTAGCTGCCGCCCCAACCTCGTACTCAGGTACAAACACCCAGCTAACTCAGGCGATTCAGCAAATCTGGTCAAAGGAAATCCTTTTCCAGGCTATGCCAATCCTTCGCTTTGAGCAGTTCGCAGTTAAGAAGACAGAACTAGGTGTTGCACCTGGTCTTCAGATTAACTTCCTGCGTTACAACAACCTAGGCTTCGCTTCAGCGCTAGTCGAAGGTGTTCGTATGCAGACCAACGCACTGACCGCACAGCAGTTCTCGATCACCGTTTCAGAGCACGGATACGCACTTGCAGTATCTGAGCTTCTGCTAAACGCGTCTTTCGATGACGTAATGGCGTCAGCATCGCGTCTACTAGGTCGTAACATGGCCCTTTACCTAGACAAGCTAAGCCGCGACACCCTATACGGTGCGACTTCGCAAATCTGGGGTGAAGACCGTACCAACATGACTGCTATCACTAACGGAACTGGTAACTTCAACCAGTACGGATACGGTACAAACGGTACAAGCAACGCTTCTATGACCGGTAACTTCAGCTTGACTCCACGTACCGTTAAGGACGCAGTCGAGAGCCTATCAACCAAGAACATTCCAAGACTAGGCGAGACCTACGTTGCATTCGTTCACCCTCACCAGTCACGTAAGCTACGTGACACCGCTGAGTTCATCGAAGTAACTAAGTACGCTGCTCCTGGTAACTTCATGCTAGGTGAAATCGGTCGTCTATACGACACCGTATTCATCGAAACAACTCAGGTTCGTAAGGTTACCAACGGTGCTGGTACTGGTTGGACTGCAGACACTGCAGTTGCTAACCCAACCCCAGCTGCTGGTGGTGGCTACGTAAGCCCTGCTGAGTACACTGGTAACGGTAACGCAGACCGCTACGACGCTATCTTCATTGGAGATAACGCATTCGGTCACGCTATCTCACTTCCGGTTGAACTCCGTGATGGTGGTATTTTAGACTTCGGTCGTGAACACGCACTAGCATGGTACTCAATCTTCGGTCTAGGTCTAATCACTGACCAGGCTGTAGTTGTAGCGTCAACCAACTAATTGTGCTAGGGGGGTCAGAAATGGCCCCCCTTTTACAACCCCCCGTAACACCGAGACACTAATTAGGAGAATACCCCGTGGCAACACAAAAGAAACCAAGCGACTTTACTGGTCGCCAACGAGATGCCCTCGTCGCACAGCAGTTAGATGACCAAGCGGCTCGCACAAGCGAACTTGCAATGGCTACTGCAGAAGCTGCTCGTAAAATTGAAACTGAAGTAATCGATGCTACTAAGCCAAATCAGGCTCAGCCAATCGTAGTTGATGAAGTTGTCAAGAGCAAAGAACAGAATGCTACAGTTACCATTCGACTATCTGATGATATCGAAGGAATGACTTTTGGCCCTAATAACTATTACAGTTTCAAGGCCGGTCAGAAGTATGAAGTAACTCCAGAACTAGCAGCTCACCTTGAGCTAAAAGGTTACGTATCACAGAGATTCTAAGCTTCATTTTAGACGGGGCAGCGGGCTTAGTGCCCGCTGTTTCGTTTATCCAGACTTTTTATTCGTTATAAGTCATTATAGTAATGACTGATTTTTGTTAGGTTGGGCTCACTATGGCTGTATTATCAGACCTTATATCTAAGGTTCGTACTGAGCTAAACGACCAAGCTCGCCAATTCACTAAAGTCTTTACTGGTGACGGAGTTACTAAAGACTTTAACACTGGCTATAAGCCATTAGACACCAGTACTTTAGCCGTTAAAGACAACAGCACTCCTCTTGCTAACCCTACGACATATACTGTTGAGCCTCTTTACGGTACTATCCACACAGCTACT